AAGTTTCCAAAGACCGATGAAGAAATCGATAAGTGGTCTCAGAAGTATCCTGATGTAGCAAAGATCGTAGATACTATTGCACGTAAGCGGGCAAACGAGGCGCTTGAAGAAGGCGAGAAGCGTTTAGGTCATCTTAAAAACTTAGAGACTAAGCTTAACCGAAAAGAAGCTGAACAGCAGCTTATGAAGATGCATCCAGACTTTGGAGAAATTCGACAGGATGCTGCCTTTCATGAATGGGTCGCTTTGCAGCCTACTTACATTCAAGATGCTTTGTACAAGAACAACACTGATGCTGTAGCGGCTTCTCGTGCGATTGATTTGTACAAAGCAGATAAGGGTAAGAAGCGGAGTACCTCTAAGTCTGCGGCACAGTCTGTAGGGCGAACATCCCCTACAAGCCCAACACCCACAGGTGGTCGTGCTAAGTTCTCAGAAAGCCAAGTACAGGCCATGTCTGATCGTGAATACGAAAAGAACGAAGAGGCTATCCTAGAAGCTATGCGTACAAATTCATTTGTGTACGACGTTTCTGGCGCAGCACGATAAAAAAAGGCCAACAGTAGATATAAAGACCATTTACTGTTGGCTTTAAAAGTGTTATAATTATTGTAATGAACAACCTTTTCTGAGCTTTTTATTGAAAGCTGAGATGAGATTGTTTCTTCAATCTCTAACAGGATCTAGGGCCTCTATTAAGACTACCCCTCGAAATCCTTTTATCCAGAAGAAATGAGACAATAAGTCCACCAGTACAGGTAGGCCCGTGTATACGGCAGTATATACGCACCCTAACATTAGTACTGCCACTCAACTGTTATCTTCTGTGTTCTGTCCGAAGCGAAAGCTTCCAGCCATTTCACAAAGGAGAAACAAAATGGCATTTCCAGTAGCATCAGGTTATGGCAACCTGCCCAATGGTAACTTTTCACCAGTTATCTATTCTAAGAAAGTCCAAAAGGCTTTCCGTAACTCTTCCGTAGTGGAAGATATCACTAACACTGATTACGCAGGTGAGATCGCCAACATGGGCGACAGTGTTAAGATTATTAAAGAGCCTGAGATCACTATCAATTCTTATGCTCGTGGCACAACGCTTGCGACACAAGATATCACAGATGCTGATTTCACAATGATCGTCGATCAGGCCAACTACTTTCAGTTCGCACTCGACGACATTGAAGAAGCACACTCTTAATTTGTGGGAGCTTTTGGGAGTAATCCCAATCGAAAAACTAGGTGAATTGTCTGGGACACCCTAACGTAAAGACGAGGGCAATCAGCAGCCAAGCCTCGAAAGAGGAAGGTTCAACGACCATCCAGAAATGGAGTAGGGCCAAGTGGCCCGAAGCGCCTAGCCCCTAATCAATGGTATTAGGGTGATGATATGGTCTCCTCTGCATAGAAATATGCAGCAGTTCATAAGAGAACGGGCAAGTAATTAACGCAACTTGTTGAAGATTGGCACGTAAACTTTATCGACCTGGCAACAGATCGTGCAGGTTTCAAACTGCGTGATGCATTTGACCAAGACGTTCTAGGCTATATGTCTGGTTGGACATGGAACGGCTCTGCATGGGTACGTCGTACAGCCGCAGCAGGTACTAAGTCTAACGCAGCAGCAGGCGCAGACGAACTTCTGGACGCAAACCAACTCGACATCACAGCCTTTGGTGGTTCTGATATCGGTGGTGAAGCTGAAGTAACTTCTATCCCTGTTGCAGCGGGTGGCGGTGCTGGTGCAATCACTTCGCCTTTGGCAGTGATGAACCGTATGGCTCGTTTGATGGATGCGGCTAACGTAGACACAGATGGTCGTTGGATCGTCGTTGACCCTGTCTTCAAAGAAATCCTGATGGATGAAGATGCGAAGCTGGTTAACGCTGACTTCGGCGGTGATGCAGAAGTACGCAATGGTCGTCTTCCAGGCACCATCCGTGGCTTCCGTGTGTATACATCAAACAACCTTCCTTACGAAGGTACTGGTGCAGGCACATCTGCTTCCGCAGGTTCTGAAGCCAACTACGGTGTTATCGTAGCGGGTCACGACTCCTCGGTAGCAGTAGCTGACCAAATTGCGAAAACTGAGAGCTTCCGCTCACCAGATACATTCGCAGACATCGTCCGTGGTATGCAGCTTTATGGTCGCAAAATCTTGCGCCCAGAAGGCTTGATCACAGCGAACTACAACTTGGCCTAATGGTTAAGCGGGGGCAGGGCAACTTGCCCCCTTACCACTTTTTAGGGGTTTGAAATGCCATCTACATACATTGATCTTTGTAACCAAGTATTGCGCCGTCTCAATGAAGTTGAGATAGCTGTAGGTGACTTCCCAAACGTGCGTGGTGTACAGGCGCTTGTTAAAGACGCTGTTAAAGCTTCTATCGCACAAGTAAATCAAGCTGAGTATGAGTGGCCCTTTAATGCGGCAGAACATACAGAAACGCTTGTTGTTGGGCAGAGTGAATACACCTGGCCCACCTATTTTAAAGTTTCCGATTGGAATAGCTTCCAATTACAAAAGAATGAAGCGTTAGGCGTTGGCTACAAAGCTATGAAGCCTATTGATCGTGATACATGGTACTCTCAGCATCGTGACGCAGACTACGAAGCAGGCAGCGCAGGGCGTGGAGTTCCAGAGATGGTTTTTCAGGGTCACGGCAATGGTTTTGGCGTTACGCCTTCTCCCAATAAAGCCTATTCTATTCGCTTTAGGTATTATCAAAATTATTCGGATTTAACCAACCACAATGATGTAACCCGTATTCCTGAAAGCTTTGATACCGTTATCATCGATGGCGCTTTGTATCACCTTTATATGTTTAAGGATAACATCGAAAGTTCCCAGGCTGCGTTCATGACATTTGAACGTGGGATTAAAAATTTACAGTCTTTGTACATTAACAACTTTGAGTACATCTCAGACACTAGAGTGAGGTTTTAATGCCTGACCGTATTGAGAGTTATAAGGTCATCTGCGGAGGTGGCCTTAACTCTAACGAAAACCACTTAGATCTATCAGACAATGCTGCAGGCGCTGCAACACGTTTGGTAAACTATGAGCCTTCTTTGTACGGTGGGTATCGTAGGATTGAAGGATACGAGGCTTTCTCAAGTTCGTATCCCGAAGTTGATGATGTTGATAGCCCAGGATCTGCTGAAGGTAAGGTTTTAGGGGTAGCTATCTTCAAAGATGACGTTACCAACAGCACTAAAATTATAGCTGCTAGAAAAGATGTTGGTGCTACAACTTACAGCTTTTACCACTACACTCCTCTGATTGGTTGGCGGAAGTACACCCTAGACCATGGTGTAACTAGAAACACTACAGACGGTGTACGGACAGTAGACAGGCTTCGGCATGTTGCATTTAACTTTGGTACAGGAAACAATATTTGTTTTGTAGACGGCGTTAATCCTGCTATTATCTTCAATGGCTCTCATTGGGAGCAGCTCACTTCATCTGGAGCAGGGACTAGCCCCAGTGACGCTGGACACACTAGCCAAACAGGTGGTGGTGATCAGTGCCTTAACGCACCTTCTCTTGTAGATGTATTTGAAAATCACCTATTCCTATCAGGAGATCGCACGGCACAGGCTGCAGTAGCACACTCTGCTCCTCGTGATCCTTATGATTTTACTGTAGCAAATGGCGCTGGGCAAATAGCTGTAGGCTTTGATGTTATTCAGATCAAACCGTTCCGTGATAATCTTTTTGTATTTGGTAATAACGGTATTAAGAAAGTTATAGCGGATCTAACCAGTGGCTTTGTTCTAGCACAAGTTACAGCTAACGTCGGTTGTGTTGCGGCAGACAGTGTTTTAGAAATCGGCGGTGATCTAATATTCTTAGCACCTGATGGTTTCCGTCCTGTGGCAGGCACAAGCCGTATTGGCGACGTTGAACTTGAAACCATTTCTAAATCCATACAAGCAACCCTTGTAGACGTTATTCGTAACCGTGATCTAAGCACTCTTACGGGTGTTGTTATTAGGTCTAAGTCTCAGGTTAGATACTTTGTGGGTGACGACAGCGTAGACGTTCCTAGTAGCTTTGGTATGATTGGTGGCCTCACAGATAATCAAGGCGGCATAAGCTGGGAGTTTGGTGAGCTTGTAGGCATTCGTGCGTCCTGCACAGCGTCGGAGTATATCGGGACAGAAGAATTTGTTCTTCATGGTGACTACGACGGGAAGATATATCGCCAGGAGCAGGGTACATCCTTTAATGGTCAAGATATCGTAGCAATTTACTCCACACCGTATTTAGACTTTGGCGAGACCGAAGAACGTAAATACATTCGTAAAATTAACACATTTGTACGTGCCGAAGGCCCAATGGAAATGAACCTTTCCTTGGCGTTTGATTGGGGTGATTACAACACCGCAAGGCCTTCAACATACACACAGGCCAGCCAAGGCGGTCCTACAGTTTATGGAGGTCGTTCCATTACCTACGGATCACCCAATGTACTGTATGGCGGTTCATCGAAGCCAGTGATGACTTCAGATGTACAAGGTTCAGGATTTTCAGTTCGGGCTACCTACGTGACCGTAGGACAGACGGAACCGTTCTCTATCCAAGGTATCGTATTTGAACATTCCGTTGCAGGGAGAAGATAAACAATGGCAGGTTACACACGCCAAAGTATTGCTGACATTATCAATGGTGCAGACATCACTGCCCCACCAGTTAATGCAGAGTTTAACCAAATTACTGCAGCGTTTAATGGCGCTACAGGCCACTCACACGATGGGTCTACAGGCAATGCGCCTAAGATTGATCTCACAACATCTGTAAGCGGTTACCTTCCTGCCGTGCATGGCGGTATTGGTGGCAAGAATAACTTTGCTGCCACAACAAACCCTCTGGCTACTGATGACGCTGGTAATGGATACGCACCAGGCTCCATGTGGGAGAACACCACTACAGGCCGTGTATTTATCTGTGTAGGCAATACGTCTAACGCAGCGGTTTGGCGTGAACTGGTACAAGTACAAACAGCTAACAAGATTATCCCAGAGACCACAAACACTGTGGATCTTGGTGATCCTTCTACACGCTTCCAAGACTTGTGGTTGGCAGGCGGTTTGTCTGCATTCGGCAATGGCTCACTAGGCGGCACTCTGACGGTTACAGGTGCAACTGCACTTAGTTCTACGCTTGCTGTTACAGGTGATGCTACTTTTGCAAACCTTACTGCTACAGGCACTTCCACGCTGACATCGGTTGATGTTAATTCTGGTGCTATCGACAGTACGGCTATTGGTACTACGACACCTGCCGC